CCGAAGGTATCTTCGGTTAAAGTTGTTGCACGTCTACCTTCTTTAATATTCTGACTTCCGCCACCGCCCTTGATAACATTAATCATAGGTTCGCTTTGCATAAATGTTTCATCTGGCTTTGAAGCTTCGTCAACAGTTAAACAAAATAATGACCAAATCTGACTGTGTGTACGGAACTGGTCCATTATGTTAGGCTCAACGGCTACAAGATCTGTATGAATATAAACTTTTGGTTTTGAAGGTTCTTCAGTGCCTTTTTCAGCACCGTCTTTGGTTGCTGTTTTATCGGCGTCTTTATCTTTACCTACCTTGTCAAGGTCACCTTGTAAATCAGTTGTGGCTTTGTTATTTTTACCTGTTATGGTATCGTCGAATTTTTCTGTTTTTTCTTTGGTAACAGCATCAAGTTTTTCTTGAAGGGTTAATTGTTTTTCTGCTTTTGAATTATTAGGTACAGCCATGTTAGACTCCTAGCATACTTTTTAACGGTCCACCTTTTGGTACGTATATGGTTGCACCTGACTTGAAATCGTATATAGGATCTTCCATAGTATCTAAATTACGTTGACAAAATACCCACCATAGATTTGGGTTGTCATACATATCATATGCTAACAAGTCTGGTCTTTGATGGTACTGTGGTTCAATAGTATATGTTGCATCATCAGACTGTGCAGGTATAGTTCTAATTTGATAAAATCCTAAATGTTCTCCACTAGGATTCATTGAGGTTGCTTTGTAAGGACTTGACTGTTTATATGTTGCCATTAAATAAATCCTCCATCGCCAACATATCCACCATTAACATAATTGTTCAAGCTAAATTTCTCAACTTCTCTTCTGCTGTAGATCGGTTGTACCGTAACAGTTATTAAGCTCTGTGAAGGTGCCCAACCAATGGGACCATCTCTTTCATCTATTGCCCCTTGTTTTGATTGAGGATGGCTTGGTGGAATATCAGCAACACTATCAGGTTTACCTGTTGCAATATAGTCAACGTCCTGTGGAAGGTCAACTGTAAACTGTGTTATGATTACCGGAACATTATTAAAAATATAATCACCGTAACCATTTAATTTTACTACTGGAGGAGGTGCTCCTATTGTTTTATCATCTCCACCATAAAACATTTTTGTCATGCTTCTTAGATAATGCAGGGCACCGACCCAATAAGAGGCTTCTGTACCATTCTGACAGAAAAAGTCGCCTGTGATAACCAACTGATCCACTTGTGAATTCTGGTAAGCAAAGTACGGATAATTAGTATGTGTAGGGGCCATTGTATTGTAATTGGCGCTGTGTGCCACAATAATAGTTGGAGTATATGGAAAAACTAAACCGTTCGTTACTTTCAAAGGATTTAACAGTTCTGCACTTGAAAAAGGTTCAATAGTGGGTATACTTAATTTAACACGCCAGTCTTGCTCAACTGCTTTTTTAAAAGAGGCTGTAGCACTACTTTTAGGAAAACCTGCTAAACCGTCTTTTGGAATATTCTTACTACGTAATTCTTTACCAATTCCCATTTCATCCATAAACCGTTGTGCACCTTCTGGTGTACCTTTGGATGTATTCGCAGTTGGATCGGAACCACTATGTGGACCCATGCTAAATTCATTAGCACGTTCACGATCAGTAAAGCCGTCTTTACGAACTTGGTTATCAGACGAAATTACTGTTCTACCATTTACTGTTCTGAATGTTGTCATTTTGGCTAACTCCTACAAGTATTTAGTTGACTTTTTTAACTACGTAGTTTATAATAATGTATTATTTAAGGTTTGGAGAAAACAAATATGAAAAGAGTGAATTATCTCAACAATAGAGATATACTGGCAGAAATACATAAATCAAAAAACACGTTTTGTAGTTATACAGACGACGATTTTGCACAATATGATATAATTCTACCTAGTATAGATAAGATTAACATAAGAACTATAGCAGATGCTAAAAGAAACCAGGCTAAACGCATTGGTTTGAAGGAATATGAGTCAAGGAAAGAAGCCGGCGAAAAGGTTAAGCAGGCTGATTGTGCCGTAGACTACAGAAAAATAGCTAAAACCGATGTAGTATTCCGAATTATGATGTATGATCACATTCCAGAAGAAAAAGGTAGGAAGAAAAATCCTAAAACTATAGCAGATACTAAAACAAAATTAAATTTTCCACCATTTCAGCATTATAAGTTCAACGAGAAGGACGAACTTGTATGTGTAGGTAAGAGCCACTGGGAAGGTGGTATGTCAAATGGTAACTTTAACAAAGGTCACGGAATGGCAACCAATAAACTTGCTTTGATGTGGATGAAACTTTGTGAACGTTATGCAACAAGAGGTAACGTTAGAGGTTATACATATAACGATGAGATGAAAGGACAGGCTATTCTTCAATTGACACAGATTGGCTTACAGTTTGATGAATCAAAATCAAACAATCCTTTTGCTTACTACACCGCGGCTGTTACTAACTCGTTTGTAAGAATCATTAATATCGAAAAACGTAATCAAAACATACGTGATGATATTTTAGAAATGAATCATATGAATCCTTCCTTTACCAGGCAGAATCAAGGTCAGTGGGAGAAGAGTGTGGAACGTCAAAACACAAAAGATACTTCGGACAAATAAAGTTTGACTATTTTATCTTTATCGTGTACAATATAATAAATTGTGAGGATTAGGTTTGTTTAAGAAAGCGGCAGTATTTACAGACATACACTTTGGTTTGAAGTCAAACTCAAAGGTGCATAATGATGACTGTGAAGAATTTATTGATTGGTATATAGAACAAGCAAAAGAAAACGGTTGTGAAACTGGAATATTTTGCGGTGACTGGCATCATAATCGAAACAGTCTAAACATTACTACCATGGATGCAACCATTAGAAGCCTTGAGAAACTAGGTAAGGCTTTTGAAAAGTTTTACTTCTTTCCTGGTAATCACGATTTATACTACAAAGACAAAAGAGATATTAATTCCATCGACTTTGCAAGACACATTGAAGGCATTACAATGGTCAATGAGATGATGACCGAAGGTAACACTACTTTAATCCCTTGGTTAGTTGGTGATGAATGGAAAAAGATTCCTAAAATAAAAAGCAAATACATATTTGGTCACTTTGAACTTCCAAACTTTTATATGAATGCTATGGTACAGATGCCTGACACGGGTGAACTACAAGCAGATCATTTCAAGAACCAAGAATATGTGTTTAGTGGTCACTTCCATAAGAGACAAGTAAAAGGTCCTGTTCATTATATAGGTAATGCTCTTCCTCACAATTACGCAGATGCCTGGGATGATGAACGTGGTATGATGATACTTGAAGATGGAGGTGAACCACAGTATATCAACTGGTGGAACTGTCCTAAATATAGAACAGTAAAACTTTCCAGACTGTTAGATGAAAAAGATACACTAATAAAAAGTAAAATGTACCTACGTGTTACACTAGACTTGCCTATTAGTTATGAAGAAGCAAACTTTATCAAAGAAACTTTCATGAAAGACTATGAATGCAGAGAAATTTCTCTTATTCCTAACACACAGGACGAAGAAATGAACTCAGACATAGATATTACGAAGTTTGAAAGTGTAGATGAGATTGTTGCAAAAGAAATTGAAGCTATCGAGTCGGATAGTTTTGATAAAAGCAAACTACTTTCAATATATAGAGATTTAAGCAAAGATGATTAAGATAAAAAGCCTTACAGTTAAGAATTTTATGAGTGTGGGTAACACTACACAGGGAGTAGACTTTAACAAACAACAACTAACGTTAGTGCTTGGCGAAAACTTAGATCAAGGAGGTGACGATTCTGGTTCACGTAACGGTACAGGTAAGACTACAATTATTAATGCGTTGTCATATGCCCTGTACGGCCAAGCACTAACGAACATTAGAAGAGATAATTTAGTAAACAAGACCAACAACAAGGGTATGTTGGTTACACTAGAGTTTGATAAAGATGGTAAACAATATCATATTGAAAGAGGACGTAAACCTAACACACTAAAATTTAAGATTGATAACAAGGAACAAGAGCTTACAGATGAAAGCCAAGGTGATTCACGTAAGACACAGTTGGATATTAACAACCTACTAGGTATGAGTCATGATATGTTCAAGCATATTGTGGCACTTAATACGTACACAGAGCCCTTCTTAGCACTCAAGAACAATGATCAACGTGCTATTATAGAACAACTGCTTGGTATTACACTACTTTCTGAGAAGGCAGAGTTGTTAAGAGAACAAATACGTATCAATAGAGATAAGCTAACCGAAGAAAATGCTAGAATAACAGCCGTTAAGGATAGCAACGAAAAGATCAAAGAGAATATTGAAAGATTGCATAGTAGACGCAAGGCTTGGATTGCACAAAACAAACAGGACTGTGAGAAACTTGCAAAAGCAATCAAAGAACTTGAACAACTAGACATCGATCAAGAACTAGAAGATCATGAGAAACTAGAAAAGTGGACTGAGAACAGTAAACATCTTACAAACCTAACAAAAGAAAAAGCAACTGTTGAACGTGCATTGGAACAAGCCGATAATAATGTAAACAAACTTGGTAAGGATCTTGATGATCTTGAAACTGCCAAGTGTTATGCTTGTGGACAAGACCTACATGATGACAAACTTGAAGAAATGAAAGACAAGCTACAAAAGGATTATGGTGATGCTCACATTTATCAAACTAGCATGGCAGAAAAAATGCAAAAGGTTGAAAAACTAATTGAAGACATTGGTGACCTAGAGGCAAAACCAAATACCTTTTATGAAACAGCCAAAGAAGCATATCAACATAGAGGTAATGTTGAGAGCTTGACTAACAGTTTACGAGAAAAGACTGATGAACTTGATCCATATCAAGAACAAATTAAAGATTTAGAAGATACTGCAATACAAGAAGTGACTTGGGATACTGTAAACGATCTTAACAGTACTAAAGAACATCAAGACTTCTTATATAAACTATTAACTAACAAAGATAGCTTTATACGTAAGAAGATCATCGATCAGAACCTTGCATACTTGAATAATAGACTTACATACTACTTAGACAAGCTAGGACTTCCGCATACAGTGGTGTTTAAGAACGATCTAAGTGTTGAGATTACGCAACTAGGACAGGACTTAGACTTTGATAACCTAAGTAGAGGTGAACGTAATAGACTTATACTTGGTATGAGTTGGAGTTTCCGTGATGTATGGGAAAGTCTATATCAAAACATCAACTTATTGTTTATTGACGAATTAGTTGATAGTGGTATGGATGCAAATGGTGTTGAAAACAGTATGAGCATACTTAAGAAGATGGGTAGAGAACGTCAAAAGAACATTTATCTTATATCGCACAAAGAAGAACTAGCAAGTCGTGTAACAAACGTACTAAAAGTTATAAAAGAAAACGGATTTACATCTTATGACAATGATGTAGAGATAATGCAATGATATGATACTAGATAAGATCAAAGAACGTGGTGAGGAAATGGCTCCTTTAGAAGGACATGACCGATTACAGTACTTGGTTGATCTAGCAAGAGAAGTAGAACCATTAAGTGCCGAAGATAAAATAGACGAAAACAAAATAAGAGGGTGTGCAAGTAATTTGTGGGTAGTAGGTAAGATGAATAAAGACGGAACAATGTCTTATAGACACGACGGAGATGCTTGGATTACAAAAGGTACTGCAAAAGTAATAGTTGATCTAGTAAACGGTGCACACAGAAGCGAGATTGCACACCTTACAATAGAAAGTTTCCAAGGATTAGGGATAAGAGAGTTACTAACCATGCAGAGACAAGTGGGGTTTGGCAGTTTAATTGAACGTATTATAGGTATAGCAAAACATGGATGATACACACGATAAATTAACCAAAGCATACTTGGAATATTTCAAAGCCAACGAGGCTTGGGAAGTACGCAAGAGTGAACGTACTAAAAGATCCTCAAGAAAATGGTTAAGTGAGATACGTAGACTGTGTACAGAACGTAGAAAAGAAATAATAGAAGAGTACAAAGCCAAAAATGGTAGCCCTAGCGATGATACTGAGTAAGTATCACTATGCAATGGACATATCAGGGTAAAAAAGTAGACGAGCTACCAGAAGACTGCGAAGCATTTGTTTACTTAATCACAAATACAACCAACAATCGTAAATACGTCGGCAAAAAACTAGCTAAATTCAAAAAGACTAGGCCACCTCTGAAGGGTAGGATAAACAAACGTAGAAGCAAAGTAGAATCAGACTGGAGAGACTATTGGGGCTCCTCAGATCAACTACAAGAAGACGTGAACCAGATAGGCGAAGACAAATTTACAAGAGAGATATTATACTATTGTCCAAGTAGAGGCGTAGCAAGTTATTTAGAGGCAAGAGAACAGTTCGAAAGAAGAGTCCTAGAGAAGGACGAGTATTACAATGGTATCATCAACGTCAGAGTAGGCGGATCCAAAATATTACGTGAAGCATTAAAAGGCAAATAACATAACAACATTGTTTGGTCGGGGTAGCTCGACCCGTATTGAGGTCACGAAGTATGACCGGAACTTACGAGTTGTAAGGGTAAGCTAACTAAAGGCTTAAAAGATGTGGCTCTGTGAAACAGATACAACCACAGCATTAATATATTTTGCTTAACAAGGGTATATTAGTGTTCCGAAACTATGCGAAGGCTAGGGTAGGGAGTTGGCGGGTTTCCGCTTCCGTACATATTATAATGTAATCCTTTTTGTTAAGATGGTAATTCTCATCTCACATGATGTAACCAATCTTTGCCCGGAGACGGGCGAAGTATGGCTCAACTATCTACATGATGCAAAGTGCTAACGCACTAATTGTTATCACATACAATAAAATTGTTTGAGTGTTAACGAAAACAAAGTTGAGCTTTAGCTCAACTACTAATGCAGTTCCGGATCGCGTCCGTAACGAAATGCATCACTATCGTATACAGCAACTTCTTCCACTTTATATTCTTTTTGTGGATTAGCGTCCTTTAACTGTTGTACTGTGAGATCAGCTTCAAGCTCGTCACTGCATTGAGTTAAGGGTTCAGAGTTGCCTATCTCAAAAACATTATATCTCGTCTGAGGCATAAGAGTATTTACGGGGTATGTTCGATGAATTATGTATAAATATAAAGTAACAGGAGACTAAACCATGAAAATAACACAAATAACAAGCGAAAATATAGTTAGCGAAGCTCCTGGTGGTTCTGCGTTAGGCAATATAGCACGTAAGGTAGGCGCAAAAGTGGCTGGCGCCGTTGGCGCAAAGGCTACCGCCGCAGGAATGACGGGAAAAGCTGATGCTAACGACAGATCAAAAGAAATGTTTACACAGTATAGAGCATTTATGGGTCAAACAGGTGGTAATCCAAAAGCACCAACAGTTGACCAAGTACAAGACTTTATGCAAAAGCAAGGACTTTCAACTACACATCTTAAAGGGTTATCAGGACAGATGACACCTAAGCAGGTTGACGATGTTTTACAAAAAACTGCACAGGATACTTTTAAAGGCGACCTAGGAAAACAACAAGCAGGGTCGGCACCAGCAACACTAGGACAAAAATATAGTGGAGGCGGTGATGCACCAGCAGGTGGTACTGATCAAGCAGGCGCTCCAGCTAAAGCTGGCGGTAAAGCTGTGCCAGGTGACATACAAAAAGCAGTTGATAGTTTAAGTCCAGCACAGAAAAAAGAATTAGCACAGTTGTTATAAGGATAGAGTAATGAAGTTAGGCGAAGTTACAAACTATAATTTAAAATCACAAACAATACTAGCAGAAGGCTGGCAGGATCTTAACGAAGCACAACGTATATACGTTGGCAAATGGGAAAGAGAAGTTTGGCCATTAGTAGAAGGCATTAACAAACTTTTTGAAGCTGAACTTACTGCTAAACAGATTGATGGCATCTTTGGTAATGCAGAACAAGTTGCTATGGATAGTGGTGATAATAAAACTGCACTTGGTAAAGCGGGTGGAGTTGTAGGTGACCAAGCTAAAAAATTACAAACACAAATTGACCAATTACTTAAGGCCGCACAAGATAGCGGACCTGTTAAAAACTTTGACGCACAATTTGAAAAACTTAAAGCACAATTAAAAACAAAACTTGAAGGCAATCCAATGGGTCAAAAGATCCTTAAGACTGTCGAAGGTTACGGAGACTTTGCAAAAGGAAATCCAGCCAAGGCGGCTTTTGTTATTGGAGCAATGACTTCAGTACTTGCATTTGCAAGTGGTGGTATTGTTTCAGGTGCGGCAATTGGTTTCTTTTTAAAATTAGCTAACAATACATTAAAAGGCGATAAACTTTCAACAGCAGTTGCTAAAGGTGTTAAAGGCGCGGCAATTGGTGCACTTGCAGGTGCATTAGGCGATGCGATGGGAGATGCTGAAGCATCTGAACTGATACCTGGAGTTGATGCAGATGAAGCCGCTGAGGTTAGTTCAACAATGGACGGTGATGAAGTTGAAGCCGCGGTTGGTGCCGATGCTGATGCTGATGGCGGAGGTGAAACTCCTGAACTTCCTGATGTTGACGAATTCAAAGAAAATTATATTAGAGGAATGATTGAGAAAGGTAGATTTGCCAATCAAGAGTTTACTGACGGCATGGTCCAAAAGATGGCCAACGAAGTTAATATAGTAGGAACATATCCAGATGATATCCAAGGCGTAGACTTTAAAGGTACTATTGTTAAAGGAAACATTTATCTTACTCCGGAAGAACAAGCAGACTTTAGTGCTTACTTAAAATCACAGCCTGGAAGTGATATGGCTAAGATAATGAGTAAAGAAACTGATGAGTGGTTAAGTGCGAATGTTAGTGAAGCAGATAACACATTTCAAGTAAGAGATGATGCATTTGCGGCCAAGCAGGCGGCCATTGAAGCAGATAAAGTATTAGATGCGGCTGAAGTTGAAGGAATGGCTGAAACAGATATCCAAGCCAGAATGAACGAGATCCAGAAATCAACTAATCCAGTTACTGGAGGAAAAATTGATGTTGAGAATGGTAAAGATGCACTAGCAAGAGAGTATAGACAACTTCAAAATGAACTTAATCGTAGAGAAGAATTAAACTTTTCAGGTGCAACAACAGATCCAACAGGACTTATACAAGAGTATACAGATTACCTAGACGACACAATGGTTGAAGGGCCAGTTCTTGACAAAATGAAAGCACTTGCTAAATCAGGTGCAGTAGCAGTTGGCAAGGGCATGGATAAAGCAGGTGAAAAAGTTGCAGGTGGAATTAGCAAAGCCGGAGCCGCAGTTAAAGGTGCAGGTAAACAACTTGGAAATAAAATTACAAAAGAAAAATTAATGAAGTCTTGGACTAAGATGGGCAAACCAACTGACCTAGGATCAATAACAAACATATTAAGCGATGCAGGGTTATCAGATGAGTCAATAGGTACAGTTGCAACTAACACAAAGGTTCCTTTAAAACCTACAGCAAAACCAGACGCAGGTGAAGAAGATCCTAAAGCACCAACACCGGGAGGAGCAACAGCTAAACCAGGAGCAGAACCAACTGACACTGATGCAGTTGCTAAAGGAGTTGATGCAAACAAAGATGGTAAAGATGACAAGACAGGTAAAGTAATTCAGATGCCCGGCACGACACCAGCTGACGGAGTTGACGCTCCTAAGAGTGGAATAGCAAAAGGTGCCGCAGGTGCAAGTGCACCAGCAGGTGATAAGAGTATTAAAGTTACAGGAATGCCTGGACAAGGTTCAGGAGGTTCAACAACTTCAACAACTGGAACTAAACCAGGTGCAACAGCAAAACCTAAAGCAGGTGCAACAGCAGGTGCAGGTGCAAAAGTTGATATTCCGGCACTAGCTAAACAAATAAGTGATGCAGGAATAGGTGCTGAGATAAAAGGTCAGCTTACAGGACAGGGTGGCGGAAGTGATCTTGGATCAGGAATGCAAATTGATATACCTACACTAGCACAAAAGATTAGTGATGCTGGTATGCAACAACAAATTAAACAACAACTTTCACAAAAACAAACAGCCTAAAAGAAAGGCATACTTGTCTTTTTAGCAGTTTCAAGATTTTCTTTAACGAGTGTAGCAAAAATTTCTCTATCCTCAGGACCACAGGCATATATTTCGTCAAGGGTTACACCTCCACGCATATACCAGCACAATCTAGCTAGTTCTAGTTTGAAATTTTTTGTCTCGTTATCAAGGTCATCAACTAATTTTAGGATCTCTTCGAGAGACTTACTTAAGATCCTTATCCGAAAAAATTTGACTGATCAAACGTAATAGGAACATCAAAACTCTCAGGTGCTCCTGCTTCTCGTTCTTCAGCAGTCGTTTCAACCTTAAAAGGCTCCACGTCGTATTTTTTCTTTTGAGCTTCCATGTGTTCAGTGATTCCTGCATAGAAGTCTTTATCACCTTTGGTAATAAATTCCATTATGTGATTTTGATCTACAACAACTTGGTCGTCTACTTGTATTTGTACAATACCATGTACAACCATATCAATAGTTACCTGTGTTAGTTTGTTAAATGAATCAGAGAATCTATCAAGTTTTTCACCATCACTTAATTTTGAGTTACTTACTGTTTCAGCAATTCTTTGTTCTTCAAAGGTTTTAATTGCTGTTCTAGTAAACTCTCTATAAGTTTGTGGTTTCAATGTAATTTTCATTCCACCGATCTCAACTACGTTTTCGTATTCAATTCCTTGATATCTGTCTAATAACAATCTTAAGTCTAGATCAAATTTACGCATTGTTGCCGCTGTGGGCACTCTTGTTTCAATTTCCATCTTCTCACCATATGTAGCAATTCTGATAGCAATTAAAATTGCGTCAACATCAATACTTGGCATCAACCAAGGGTCTTTGATGTTAGGTACACAACTTTTAACTACGTCTACAACAGACTGCCCATTTAATAGTGCATCTGGAGTTTTGAAAGCAAGTTCGTCTTTGGCCGTCATAGCATACACAGGAAGTTCGCCATTTTCGGTCATTTCGATGGCTCCCTCTGGATACCAGTGACCTTTACTCGGCAAAGACAAGTATATTTTAGGTTGCCTAAAATATTTCTGTAACGGGTTTGGTCCCGTTTGTTTTATATCTGGCATGATTTTCTCCGGCTAAATAATAAAGTATTCATATTGATATTTATGGTACGGAGTTAACTAGGTATATAATATATGGTTCAAGTCACTTATCAAGGCGGAGGAATGGATGGCGTTACATCAAATGCCGCCTCAGAAGCCACACTACAGCTACTCGTAAAGTCCCTGGGTGGGGGCTCTGGTGGAGCAGGTGCCGGTGCGAGTGCTGAATACAGTAAAGCCCAAAAAGCCGGAACTGTTGGACAGAAAGCGGCCAATAAAGCACAAACAACCACAACCAAATCAACCACAGCATTAGGAAAAGCGGCCAATGTCGCAGGTAAAGGCCTTAAAATGGTTGGAAATGCGGCCAAGGGTGTCATGGGAATGGCCATTGGAGCAATTGGTAATGTAGCCAACACAGCGGCCAATCTAGGTAAAGAACTATTAGTAGGCGGAAACAGATTAACAGATTTTTCAAAACACATATCAGGACTAGCACAGACAATACCATTAGTTGGAGGTTTACTAGGTGGTGCTATAGAAACCATGACCGGAATGATACAAGGTCAGGTAGATGTATTCCGACAACTCTCTAGTACTGGTATTGATTTTGGTGGATCTATGTTTGAAACCATGAAGATAGCAACTGAAACAGGATTATCATTAGAACAATTTTCAACTGCAATAGCACAGGGTAGTCAAAACCTAGCAATGATGTTTGGTGGAGCATCAACTGGTGCTAGAGCATTTGCATCAATACAAAGAGAACTTAAAGGATCAATTGGAGAGCTTAACAGACTAGGTATTACCATGGATGAGGTTGGCGAATTTACCAACGACTATCTAGAAATCCAAAGAATATCTGGACGTTACAAACAAATGGATGATAGAGCACTGGCGGCAGGAACAAAAGATTATATTATGCAACTTGATCAACTTGCTAAAGTTACAGGTATGTCAAGAAAAGAAGCGGCCGCGGCTTTAAGAGAACAAGCTAATGATAAGAGACTACAGGCATTGTTTGCAACAATGTCAGACGAAACTAGAAAAGTAGTTGACAATTCATTGGCAATGATGGGCAACGTTGGTCCAGAGTTTAAAGAAGGTATTACAGAATTAATTGCAACAGGTGGTGCTCCGTTAAGTGAATACTCAAAAGGTTTAGTAGCAACTATGCCAGAGATAGGTGAAGCGGCTCGTAAGTTGAAAGAAGGTGGAATAACCAACGAAGAATTTGTTGCTACTGTTAAAAGAGCTCAAGCAAAACAACAACAATTTGTAGAAGCCAACGGGGCAATGATAGCAACTGTTACAGCTCAAGGTAACAACATTTATGCTAGTACACTTGACTTGGTCAAGGCAGGTAAGATAGCTGGAGATCTGCCAGAAGCTGTAAAACAACAACGAGATGCGGCCAAGGCGGCAGGTAGAGGATTAACAGAGTTTGAAGGTAAGATTCAAAACATTAGAAACAAAATTGTAAACGCATTAATAGATAGCGGAATATTTGATAAGTTAACTATAGTATTTGAAGGTGTTGCTGACACATTTACAAAACTGTTTGCACCAGGTGCCCCAGGAATGGTAGCATTTGATGGTGCCATGAAATGGATTTCTGATACTATTACAAAATTTACAGATGGTATGAAGAATATGTCGTTTGGAGCAATGATTAAAGAATACATTTGGGAACCACTTAAAAAGGCAATTGGTGGTATGTTGTTTGGTACAGCAGGAACACCAGACAAAAAAGACCAAAGAGGAAGAACAACAGAAAAAGGCACAGAAGGTTCAAGTGGATTATTAAGTCCTATAGTTGACGGATTAAAAAGTGTAGGAAAATACTTACTCATAGGCGGAGTTGCCATGGGAGTATTATTCTTAGGACTAGGATTAGCAATAGGTAAACTAGCAATACCACTAGGACTTGCGGCACCAGGATTCTTAGCACTTGGTGTAGCAATGGCTGGTATTGGAGCCGCTGGTGCTGGTATATCCTTATTGATAGACAGTATATTCAACTCTGTTGGTAACCTTGCTGATGGTGTTAAAAAGTTTGAAGACATGGACGGAGCCAAACTTGCACTTGTTGGAGGTGGATTAAAAGAAATTACAGGACCAATCGCGGCCCTTGCCGCAGGTGGTATAGTTGCAAACTTTGTAGGTAAAGATGCACTTGGTTCTTTAGCAAGAGGCGTTAAGGCGTTTGAAGATCTTGATCCTGCTAACTTACACGCAGTTGGACCTGCATTAACAAGTTTACACAAAGGTATGAGTGCATTTACAGGAGATGGTGTACTAGATAGTATTGGTAAAGCATTAGGAAGTTTATTTGGAGGAAGTTCGGGCGGAATAGCAGACTTGGCAGAAGACGTAAAACTATTTGCTGATGTAGATGCCGCAGGACTACAAGCAATTGGTGATGGATTACAAGGTATTGCTAACTTCTTAGAAGCAATGGATGGAGCCAATTTAAAAAGTGTATCAAAATCTCTTACAGAACTAACAAAACAATTAGGTGATTACCAAACTCAATATAGTAAAATGGATGCAGATGCTAAAGCAAACCTTGTTAGCAACTTCACAAGTTTTGGTGAAGGCCAGAAGGGTGCCGCAGATAAGTTAGATCAGTTAAATAGTAGTGTACAGATGATGCTCGTTGAACTAAGAAAACAATCAAGAAGCGGTCAAACAGTAGCAGACAACCTCGTATAAGGATAATAAATGAGTTGGAAAAGATATTTTAACCCCGTAGATACAGAACAAGGCGGTTCTGGAAGTTACTCACCTTTGGGTGGTCCGGGTAATAATGGAATGGGTCCTGCTCAAGCTAATTATTCTTCTTATCTACCAGATGTGTATGTAGGTAGTCCAAATCGTGTTGAACGTTATGGACAATACAACACAATGGATTTAGATTCAGAAGTAAATGCCGCACTAGATATTCTTGCAGAATTTACAAGTCAAAAAAATAAAAACAATCAATCACCTTTTATTATTGATTACAAGCAAGATGCAACAAACACAGAAGTACAAACTTTAAAACTATACTTACAACAATGGTGTAAGATACAGAATTTTGAAACTAAGATGTTTCGTATATTACGTAACATTTTTAAATATGGTGATGCCTTTTTCATTAGAGATCCTGAAACTAAACGTTGGTTCCATGTTGATCCAGCAAACGTTTCACGTATCATTGTAAATGAATCACAAGGTAAAACACCAGAACAATACATTGTTAAAAATGTAAATTTAAACTTTAAAGATGCAGTAGCAACTACACCACATCAAACTAACGGAAACGTTACAGGTGGCGGTGACGGATACTTAACAGGTTCAGTTCGTGGACAAGTAGGTGCACCTAATCAATCAATGAGCGGTGGGCGTTTTCAAAAAGACGCAATGGAAATTGCCGTTGATGCAGAGAACATGGTACATTTAAGTTTAAGTGAAGGACTTGATGGAAACTTTCCATTTGGTAATTCATTGCTTGAAAGTATTTTTAAAGTTTACAAACAAAAAGAATTACTTGAAGATGCAATTATAATATACAGAGTACAAAGAGCGCCTGAACGTAGAGTGTTTTATGTAGATGTAGGTAATATGCCATCGCACTTGGCTATGCAATTTGTTGAACGTGTAAAAACAGACATTCACCAAAGACGTATTCCTAGTGCAACAGGTGGCGGACAAAACGTTATTGATAGTGCATACAATCCATTATCAATCAACGAAGACTACTTCTTTCCACAGACTGCTGAAGGGCGTGGCTCTAAAGTTGAAACATTACCAGGTGGTACTAACTTAGGTGAGATTGATGATCTTAAATACTTTACTAACAAACTTGTTAGAGGATTACGTATTCCAAGTTCATACTTACCAACAGGACCAGACGATGGAGCAACACAGTTTCAAGATGGTAGAGTAGGTACTGCATACATTCAAGAACTAAGATTTAATACATATTGTGAAAGATTACAAAACCTAGTTATAGAACAGTTTAGCCAAGAGTTTAAACGTTACTTGCTAGAAAAAGGTATCAACATTGATACTGCTATGTTTGATTTAAGATTCCAACCACCACAAAACTTTGCAAGTTACAGACAAAGTGAAATTGATAATGCAAGAGTACCAACTTATACACAAATGAGTGCTATACCTTACATTAGTAATAGATTTGCACTTAAACGTTTCTTAGGAATGACAGAAGAGGAACTTGCAGAAAACGAAAGACTATGGCGTGAAGAGAATGATGAAAATATTACTCCAGTGCCAACAGATTCAGCAGGTGAGTTAAGAGGAGCAGGAATTTCAAGTGCAGGTATGTCAGCAGACATGGCCGGTGACGGAGCAGGAGAAGATGTTGCGGCAGGAGATGAGCCTGCACCAGTAGACGGAGGAACAGCACCTCCAGTAGATACAACAACGGGCGGAGGAGCACCTGGCGGCGGAACACCACCACCTCCAGCATAAATACTAGCATGATACTACGTGAACTATTTTATTTTGATAAAGAAACTTTGGAGCCTACTGAAAATAAAGGTTACGATCCAAGTTATGACGATTCTATTGTCTCAAAAGATGATACACGTAAAACAAGATTAACTCTACGCCAAATTAACAAAATTCGTAAAGCATCTGAACTACATAAAGAAGAGCAACAAAAAGAATTGCACTTTGTTCGTCAGATGTACGGTTTAGCCGCTAACGCCGAAGAAGCAGTTTAAATTTTACGAGGAAGTTAAATGTCCACAGCCTTTATAATAGGTAATGGAAAATCAAGAAACCCAATCCCATTAGAAGCATTAAAGCCACACGGTAAGATATATGCCTGTAATGCTGTGTATAGACACTTTGAACCAGACTATCTGGTAGCTGTTGATACTAAGATGATACAAGAGATCAATAGACATAAGTGGCAATACAACAACGAAGTATGGACTAATCCTAATAAGATATACAAGGAAATGAATCTTTTTAACTTCTTTGACGAGCCATTGGGTTGGAGTAGTGGACCTACAGCATTATGGTTAGCCACATACGGAGATCCTAAAAACCCACAAGCACATCAGAATGATACTATGTATTTGCTAGGGTTTGACTTCATGGGCACTGATGCAGAAAACGTAAAGGGTGAAGGCGGATCACTTAATAACATATACGCAGACACAGAAAATTATAAAAAATCTAATGACCCTGCTACATACCACGGTAATTGGGCCAGACAGGTTGGTATCGTTTGTCAGAAAAATCCTCAAAAGAGATATATAAGAGTAGTACAGAACAAAGAGGATTACTGTCCGGACAATTTAGTGCAATTAGTGAACTTTTCACACATGACAACGGCAGAATTCACAGAAAACTTTAAGATTTTACAATCTTAATGTAAAACCGGCGCATTTAAGCCTATATCTACGTACTTTTCTTCAAAATCCATAAATACAATTGACAGCCTTACCATATCTAAACAATAGGAGAGAAAAATGGCAAACCAATCTAAATTTGAAGCGATGCTTGAAAAGTTAATCGCAGAAGACAAAGCGGGAGCTGAAGAGCTATTTCACGAAATAGTTGTTGAGAAATCTCGTTCAATATACGAAGACTTACTTGAGACTGATACAGCAGAAGTTGAAGTGGATGAAGCCGCTAAAGACGATGCTAAAGACGAAAAAGTAGAAGAAAAAGAAGAAGCTAAAGACGAAGACAAAGTTGAAGAAGCATCAAAAGAAGACGATGCAGAAGACAAAGTTGAAGAAAAAGCTGACGCTGACAAAGACGAAGACGTTAAAGAAGCTACTGACGAAGACGAAAAAACTGACGAAGCTACTGAAGAAAAAGACGTTGAAGAAAACTTTGCAGACCAAATTACACCAGAAGGTGATGATGAAATGGGTGGCGATGCCGCTGATGACATGATTGCTGACATCGAAGATGATGGCGAAGGTGAAGAAGATAAAGGCGACGACGAAGACTTAGAAGACAGAGTTGTTGACCTAGAAGATGCTCTTGATGATCTTAAAGCTGAATTTGACGGAATGATGTCCGACAAAGACGGTGACGAAGACAAAGGCGAAGATGACATGGAAATGGACATGGACGCTGGAGACGACGAAGGTGATGAAGAGAAGGAAGACGAAGCAGTAGTAATTGCTCCGGAATCCGACCTTGAGCAACCAGTTGCGTTTGAAAATGCTGAAAAACCAGTACAATCAAGTGCAGAGCTAATGAGAGAGTACGTTTCAAAAGTAGCACCTAAAATGGGTGATGCTGGAACAGACGGTACTAAATCACCAGTAGCTGGTAAAAACGACATGGGCGGAGAAGCTAGTAACATCGCACAAGGTGGCGAAGAAACTGGTGGAAAAGCACAGGCTCCAAAAGAAGATTCAGCTGGTAACGTAAACGTTCCAGGTGGAAAAGCAAGTAAGAGTATGTCGAAAGACTCAAAAGGCCACGGCGCAGAGAAAAAAGGCGCAGGCGAAAGTGGAGCAGATAGTAAATCTACTATCGGTTCCTAATAGTTGTTGTTAAGGAGAACTAGGTGATAAACTTAAGAGAGAATTTGACATTCGACCAAGCTAAAATGGTCATTGAGACTACTGAAAACGACAAGGGTGGAAAGGACCTTTTTTTAAAGGGAATTTGTATCCAAGGCGGAGTAAAAAACGCTAACCAGCGAGTTTACCCTGTTACCGAGATAGGTAGAGCTGTCAACACTCTTAACGATCAGATTACGGGAGGATATTCAGTTCTCGGCGAAGTTGATCATCCAGAAGGACTTAACATAAACTTAGACCGAGTTTCGCACATGATTACAGAAATGTGGATGGACGGACCAAACGGTTACGGGAAACTTAAAGTATTACCTACGCCAATGGGACAACTAGTTAAAACAATGCTGGAAAGCGGAGTTAAACTAGGTGTTTCATCGCGTGGTAGCGGAAACGTCATGGAAGATGGTTCCGGACAAGTAAGCGATTATGAGATTATAACAGTCGATGTAGTTGCTCAACCCAGTGCTCCAGGTGCCTACCCGACACCAATATACGAGCATTTATTAAATGCCCGTGGGGGGTACAAGGCACTAGAATTAGCACGAGAAGTTCGAGGCGACAACAAGGCACAAAAGTATTTGAAGGAATCTTTGGTTAATATAATCAAAGGCCTCCAGTAATAAGGAGAAAAATATGTTGGAAGCACTGAAATCACTTTTTGAAAACAACGCAATTTCAGAAGAAATCAGAGCAGACATCCAAGAAGCATGGGACAAGCAAGTAAGTGAAAACAAACTGGCTGTCACTGCGGAACTTCGTGAAGAGTTCGCTAGTAAATACGAACATGATAAAGCTACTATGGTTGAAGCAATTGATACAATGGTAACTGAAAAACTTCAAGAAGAAATTTCCGAATTTGCTGAAGATAGAAAACAATTAGCAGAAGCTAGAGCCAAGTATGCTGTAGCTATGCGTGAAAACGCAGGTTTGTTAAAAGGTTTTGTATTTGAACAGCTTAAGAAGGAAGTGGGTGAGTTACATGAAGACCAAAAAACTATGTCAAGTAAATTTGGCAAGTTAGAGGACTTTGTTGTAGAAGCTCTTGCTAAAGAAATTGCAGAGTTCCACGAAGACAAGAAAGATTTAGCTGAAACTAAAGTTAAACTAGTTAGAGAAGCTAAAACACATTTAGCAAAAGTACGTAAGTCTTTTGTTGAGAAAAGTGCAAAAATTGTATCTGAAGGAGTTAGTAAAAAACTTTCAAGTGAAATTACTCAACTTAAAGAAGATATTGATTCAGCACGTAAAAATGATTTTGGTCGCAAAATTTTCGAAACATTTGCAGGCGAGTATGCAAATAGCTACTTAAACGAAAAGTCCGAAACAGCTAAACTATTAAAAGTAGTTAATGTTAAAGACAAAGCAGTTGCAGAAGCTAAAGCAGAAGTCGAAGAAGTTAAGAAAATCGTCGAGAGTAAAGACGCAGAGATTGGAAAAATTTCTGATGCGGCTAAACGTAAAGAAGTAATGCACGAATTAACTGGACCTTTGAGCAAGGACCAGCGTGAGATTATGGTAGACTTACTGGAAAATATACAGACAAGCAAACTGCAAAGTGCGTTTGACAAGTATATTCCGGCGGTAATAGACGGTAAAACTCCAGCGAAGAAGAAGGCTACTCTTACAGAGTCCGAGGCAAAAGAAATCACAGGCAATAAAGAATCTAACGTTAGTAGAGTAAGTCAAGAAGAGAATAATAATATTATTCATATTCAAAAACTTGCTGGATTGAAATAAGGAGAAAACAATGTCAGAACTACTAGAAAGTCGCTGGCAGGATACCAAAACTGCACTTTTAGAAGGCCTAAATGGTAATAAGAAAGCTGTAATGGCAAGTACTCTTGAAAACACACGCAAGTGGTTGAATGAGACTGCTACAGCTGGTTCTACAAGCGCCGGTAATGTTGCAACTCTAAACAGAGTTATCCTACCAGTAATCAGACGTGTCATGCCGACTGTAATAGCCAACGAATTAGTTGGTGTACAGCCTATGACAGGTCCAGTGGGTCAAATCCACACATTAAGAGTACGTTAC